GCAAAAATGGCGGGTTATGTATTAGCAGGCGTGGCTGCATTTAAGGCGTTGTCGATTGGTATTTTGTTGGTCAAGGCATCATCATTAGCAACTTCTGCCGCATTAACGGTGCTAAAAGTCGCGGTCATGAGTAACCCAGTTACCGCAGCGGTTATAGCCATTGCCACTGCCGCCTATCTACTTTATGAAAACTTCTCACAGGTGCGCAGCCTGTTTAACGGTTTTTGGGATGGTCTTATGGTTGGCTTGTCGCCAGTAATTAAGCTGTTTGACGGCTTTGGCGGCAAAGTTTCTAGCTTAATAGAGAGCATTACAGGTATTAAAGTTGCTACTGATGGAAGCGCATTCAGTTGGCAAGTGTGGGGCGAAAGCGCTGGTATTGCTATTGGTAGCGCAATCAGCTCAGTTACGGATTTTATTGGTCAGGTTATTTACCAAGTTTGGGCGTTACCAGACACGATTAAATCCGCTTTTGAAGGCTTGCAACAGTGGTTTACTGAATTATGGCAAAGCATTTTGGGCGGATTTACAGGCTTTATTAACACAACAAACGAAGCCTTGAACAGTATCTTGCCAGAAAAGTACCAGATGCACATTAACGCACCACAACTTAATCAGTTGCCAGTGCCTGATGTCCAGACTAAACTAAATGCAGCTAACGATGCCAGCGCAAAAGGTGGCGACGTTATCCACTTTAGCCCAAATATAACATTGCCAGCAGGGACAAGTGAACAAACTGTAACTAGTGTTAAACAAGCATTAAACTATAGCCAAGCAGAGTTTGAGCAACGCCATAAGACAATGATGAGACAAAAAACACGCACGGAGTACGCGCAATGATTGGACTTTTTGGCGATGTAACATTCGGGTTAATTACCTATTTCAGTGGTGTATCACAAGAACAGACGGCTAATTATGCAAGTCTTGAGCGCATTGGGCAAAAGCCACTGTTGCAGTTCACTGGCTTTGGTGCGGATACCTATAAGCTAGATATGTTGTTTCATGCTCGCTTTTGTGACCCACAGGCGGAAATAGACAAATTAAGAGGCATGTTAGCAAGCAAGAAAAGCGGCGGTTTAGTGCTAATCAATGGTGCGCACGCTGGTTGGTTTGTATGTACCAGTATTAGTATCACTAGCACGCAAATGACCACGGACGGCAACTTAGTACAGGCGACGGTTGCAGTATCGCTAACCGAAAGCCCTCCGCTTACGATTGGCGATACAGACGGCGACGTTTCACACCCTGCTAATGCAATCAGTGATAAACTAAAATTAACCGATGACGGAAAAGGCATGACCATTTCAAAAGCTCTAAGCACAGCACGTTCAGCAATGGGCGCGGTTAATAGCGGTATTGCTTTCGCCAACGCATTAAAGAGCGGTAATCCGTCAAGGGTATTGGGTCAAATGTCAGGACTGGCTAATAATGCGGTAAAAGCTGCAAACGCGCTAGGTATTGATACGAGCGGAATATCAGCAAGTGATTTACAATATGTTAATAGTATGAGTAAATCAAGTATTGAGATGGTTAATATTAGCAACGTTGCCAAAAATATGAACGCAAGCAATATCGAGCAAGGCATACAGGCAATGGAAGGAAGTATGCAAACAGCACACGGATATATGAGTAGCGTTAGCCCTTGGTACTCTGAAAATATTGCTAAAGCAGTGGCGAGAATATGAACGAGATTGCCTATTATATCCACCACATCACAACCCAAGACGACAGATTGGACTTGATTAGCTTTAAGTATTTCGGCAATGCTGGAATGATTAGCGATATTGTCGCTATTAATCCAAACATTCCGCTAACTGATACGTTGCCAACGGGATTAACGGTCAATGTTCCCGTTTATAAGACAACAAAACCAACGACACAGAAGAAACCAGCATGGCTAACATAAGTCTTATTCCTGCGCTTAATATCAACTATAACGGCAAAAGCACGGGGCGCGATTTAACTGATAATCTAATCAGCTTTGACTATCAGGACAATATCAGCGATAGAAGCGACACGGTAAGCATTACATTTGAAGACGTGAGCGGCTTTTGGCGCGATAACTTACCAGATACAGGGGCAACATTAGATATTTCATTCGGTTACGAGGGTTCATTAGTAGATATTAATAACCTATTTGAAATTGACCGCATTAAATATACAGGCTCGCCTAGTGTCGTTACCTTATCTGGCAACGCAGCACCAAACCAAAAACAACTACGCACCCGTAATAGTCAAAGCTGGGATAATCAAAGCTTACAAACTATCATTAAAGCCGTTGCTAAACGCACAGGGCTTGCAACCGATTTGCGCTTTAAGGATATTCCCCTAGACTACACTGCCCAAGATAACGAAACAGACCTTAACTTTTTAATGCGCCTGTGTGACGATGCTGACCTAAATCTAAAGCTGAATAACGACACAATCACATGCGTACCAATGTCAGATTTGATGGCACAGAAGCCTTTTTATACGATACAAGAAGACGCATTAATCAGCTGGGATGTCGATATTGATTTAGTAGAAACGGTTAAAGAAGTTGAACGCAGAACGCATGATACCAAAACAAAGGAACTGATTGTTTATGCGGTTGATGACAAAGGTGGTGTTATTCAGACAGGTACAACAAAAGCAGCACAAACCACAAAAAACGTTAAGAGAGAGATTGCCAGACAAACCCACGCAGCAGCAACAAATGCCGATTTAGCACGCGCAAATAGAGACCGCAAGCGCATTAGCTTTCGCTGTTTTGGCATCCCTGTTATTGCAGCAGGTCGCGTTATTTCGTTAGTTGGAATGGGGAAAAATGCCACATCTTGCTTAGTGCAAACTGTAAATCATACGATTGATAAAAGCAGCGGATTTATAACATCTGTGGAAGGGTGGCTATTATGATTAACAGCGTCATTGGTATTGTTAAAGAACGAGACCCAACAACCTATCGCATACGTGCCACGCTGCCAGAATATGACGGTATGGTTAGCCCTTGGTGTAACGTATTAGCAGCCAAGACCGCACTAGACAAACATGCCGCTTTACCAGACATTGGCGAGCAAGTTGTTATCTTATTAGAGTTAGACCTAAACCGAGGGTTTGTTATCGGCGCGGTTTACAGCGATGTGGACACAGTTCCAACAACGGACGGAGATACTACTATAAAAAAGTTCAGCGATGGTGCTTATGTTGCTTATAACCGCAAAACGCATACCATGACCGTATTAACTAGCGGCACGATTAACGTAACAGCATCGACCATTAATATCGCCGCAACAAGTACCCATAACGGCAACATTACGGTTAATGGCGATGTGAGTATTAACGGCAACATTAGCACAAGCGGTAACGCGAGCGTTGGCGGCAATGCAAGCGTATCTGGCGCAATTAGCGCCGCTGGTGGTATCAGTGGTAGCGGTGGACTATCGTTTGAAGGGCATACGCACACTGATAGCCGAGGTGGTGGCACTAGTACACCGCATTAGTATTTTTTAACATCGGTTAAAATACACCAACCATTTATGACGCGATACTTACAGCATGAGCACTATTACCCAAACCTTTATTCTTGCCAATAATGGCATAACTAGCGTACCTTTAACAGGGGGTGAGTTAGTTATGAGTGTTGTCCAAAATATTACCAATATTCTCACTACTATACCTGGGCAAGACCGACTTCGTCCTGATTTTGGCTCTCGTTTTATCGACTGTATTGATAAACCACTGCCAAAAGCAAAGCTATGTATTATTTCAGAGATCGCTGACGCTATCAGCAAATGGGAAAAGCGTGTAAGTCTTATTAAAGCCGATGTTATTAGCACTGATAGTAGTAGTCTAATCGTTACCATAAGCTGGAAGCTATTATGAGTATGCCACAAGCTGTAACCGAGAGTTCTGATAATCTGTTGCAACAAGCAACAGATTATCTAGCGTCAAAAGGGGTAAGCATCACTCCAGCAAGCACCGAACAGTTGACGTTAAACGCAGCGTTATACGCCTTACTACTTGCCAATATCCAAACGAATTACGCTTTAAATCAGAATTTTTTAGCTTATGCGCAAAACGTATCCCTTGATAACCTTGGTAGCTTGGTCAATTGCAACCGCTTAGACGGTGAAAATGATGAGGCGTACAGGGCGCGTATCCCGTTAAGCCTAAAGGCATTATCCGCAGGGGGAACAGCGGATTATTACAAGTACCACGCACTCGCAAGTAGCGGTGATATTATCGACGCTACCGCTGTTATGATGGTTGCAGGCATGGTACAAGTCACGATTTTAAGCGCAACAGATGCCACATCTGTTGACGATTTATTACTAGCAACAGCATCATTGACAAGCGATTCAGTGCGGAGCTTGTGCGATACCGTTTTAGTTCAGAACGCTATCGCAGTTAATTATAGCGTAGCGGCTAAGATTACCCCACAAGTTGGCGTATTATTCAGTGATGCCCAAGCCGCATGTGTGACTGCAATTACCGCGCTAAATGCCAGTTGGCGCAAGTTGGGACAAAGTATTGTCCCTAGCCAGATCATTGATGCTTGCCACAAGACAGGCATGGTTAGCCGCGTTGAACTCACAACACCTGCCTTTCTTGCTGTTGGTAAATCAGCCTATCCCAATGTAAGCACAATCACGGTGGGCGCGTTATGAATAACCTCCCTTTAGCGGTTAGCGGCAACCCTACATATAACGCCTTTATTAATTGGTTTGAGCAACAAACACAAGTCAATGTCGTTAATTTAATGCCGACGCTTATTGATATTTGCCCATCCGCTTACTTGCCGTATCTTGCGCAAAACTTCGGTATTTACAGCGAACCTATCTGGCAATTATGTGAAACTGACGAACAGAAACGCAACGCGATTAAAGCATCGGTTAGCTATCACCAGCTGAAAGGAACGCCGCAAAGTATTAGAAACATGTTGGCGATTTTCAATCAGGGTGACGCGCTGATTGAAGAGAACTTTAATAAGATTGCTCGAAACGGCGTTATTACTCGAAACGGATTAAATAGCCACGGTGTAACAGAGGGCAGTTGGGCGCAATGGCGGATTACGTTAAATAATCCCATCACGATAGATCGTGCGCAAATACTGTTCACAGCATTAAAACTAACAGCTCCTGCGCGCTGTCAACTGGTAGGCATTAATTATCAACAAGCCGAGAACAGACATAACGGTGCAATTTTACGCAATGGCAACAATACGCGCGGCGCTGTTGCACAAATTTTAACAGGAGCTTAAAAATGGCAACTTTACCAGAAACAGCCTCATGGGAAACGGGAATATACCAGCTCGAAGTAACTGACCCTGTTCAGGGTGGAGAGGACGGAATTGATAACTTGCAAGCAAAGCAGCTCGCTAGCCGAACTTCTTACTTAAAACAGCAAGTCGAAGCTGCACTTAGTTTAACAGCCTCATCTGGCTACCTTTCAATGGCCATTGTTAGCGGTAACACTTGTAATGAGCTGTTTGCTAATACGCCAGCAGGTTCTACATCCATTCGTGAACTTGTTGATGCCGCTGATGCACCAGCTTCTGGATGGTGGATGATTGAATCTGTCAGACATAACGACGCGACGAACTTGTGGGGTACGCAAACAGCGCGTGGATGGGCAAACAACTATGGTCAAGTATGGGAGCGTACCATCAGTGTTGGTGCTTGGACTAGTTGGCAGAGAGTTATTTTATCGACAAGCTCAGGTAATGTCCTAATCGGAACTGATACAGACAATGGCATTGATAAGTTGCAGGTTGCAGGGGGTATTAGTGCTGGAGTAGCAAGATTCGTACCTGATTTGAATAACATCACAGGTAATGGCGTGCCTCTAACTGGTAACTTTGCTTTCAATGGGGCTTTAAATGCGCCTATATCGTATGGCACAGTTATTCAAATTTCACGCGCTGTTGATGAAGCAACACAATTGTGTATTGATGTTACGACTGGCCGTCTATTTACTCGTGCACTTCAGGGTACCTGGTCTGCTTGGGTTGAGAAGTAATCTAATACAAGGGTAATAATTATGTCTATTAAAACAACTTACAACTTACACAACGTAAAAATCACAGACGCAATTATCAGCATTGACCGCCTATGGGGGTCATCAAAAGAGGGTTGGACTGCTTTAGTTGGTGTTTACACAACTGAAACTGTCCCAGCTGTGAAAGCGGTTGGTGTAGAAGGCGAAGAGGGCTATATGCCAGCCACGCCCGAGCACATCCAATACAATAAGATAACTGACTTTAATTATTCGACCTCATTCAACGCCTATGAACGGGGTTACGCGAGCATGTACAAGTCGTTGCAAGACAAATTCGGTGGAGTTGAGGTGTGAATCTTCCACACCTAACTATCTACACCGACAACCTACCGCCTAATGTTGGCGGTACGGCTCAGGGTTTTTTAGTCAAGATTCGACCTAAGTACAAAGACGATATTGGTATTCATAATCATGAGTACCAGCACGTTAAGCAGTGGTACAAAGCAATGGCGGCGTGGGTGGTATTCTCTATGCTATTGGTCGCAGGAACTTATGATAACTTAGATTATTCATTAGCTCCTCTAATTTTTGCTGGGGTTGGAGTGCATGGTTTTCTTTATAAGTTCGTGCGTAGCTACCGACTAGAAGCCGAGGCGCAGGCTTATGCTGAACAAGTCAAATCAGGCGCTAATTTAGACGATATGGCATACCGCTTAGTTGCGAATGATTATTACAAACTGGGTATTACCCAAGAGCAAGCAAAGGTTGAAATTCAACGATGGATTACGCACGACTAATAAGTATTGGTGGTTTTGGTGCAGTTACTGGAGTTTGTCCCGTCTAGCGGGTCTTAAAATTTAATAGTCTACTAGGAGGACAAAGTGGATCAAGTTGAAGTTGACTTAAAATTATTAAGCTCTGACATGTTGAGGCTCACGAAGCAAGTAGAAAAACTTATGGAGGCAATGCAAGTAAGCAACAAAGCCAGCGCAATTGTCCATTCGCGCTCAATGTCATCAAAAGTCCTAGAAGACTCAATTATGGATATGCATCGCTCAACGTAGGTAAATTCTTTCATTGCATT